ATTATTAGATAGAGAAACTACAGATGAATTTGATAAAAATAGATTTGAAATATTAGAATTTTGGGGATATTTAGATAAACAATTAGCTGAACAAGCAGGATTAGAAATTTCTAATGAAATGGATGAGTTAGATGAAGTATCCGTAAATTGTTGGGTTTGTAATAATAAAATAATAAGATTAGTTGCAAATCCATTTACTCCATCACGATTACCATATATGGTATGTCCCTACGAAATAAATCCTTATCAATTTTTTGGAGTAGGAATTCCAGAAAATATGGATGATTCACAAACAATTATGAATGGCCATGCACGTATGGCTATTGACAATTTAGCTCTAGCAGGAAACTTAGTATTTGATGTTGATGAAACAATGCTAGTTCCTGGACAAGATATGAAAGTCTTTCCAGGTAAAATATTTAGACGACAAAGCGGTATGCCTAATCAGGCAATACATGGTTTGAAGTTTCCTAATACAGCTAATGAAAATTTAATGATGTTTGATAGGTTTAGACAGTTAGCTGATGAGGCAACTGGTATTCCGTCATATTCTCATGGAACAACAGGTGTGCAATCTACAACTAGAACAGCAGCCGGTATGTCTATGTTAATGGGTGCAGCAGCACTTAGTATTAAAACAGTAGTAAAAAATATAGATGATTATTTATTGCGACCATTAGGCGAAGCAATGTTTGCCTGGAATATGCAGTTTAATGAAGATAGTCCTGAAATACGTGGAGATATAGAAATCAAAGCAAGAGGAACATCATCATTAATGCAAAAAGAAGTAAGGTCTCAAAGATTGATGACTTTCTTACAAGCAGCTTCTAATCAAAATCTTGCACCGTTTGTTAAATGGCATTCTGTATTATCAGAAATTGCAAAGACTTTAGATATAGAACCTGAAAAATTAATTAATGACCCTGAAAGGGCGGCAATATTTGCTAAAATAATGGGAATGGCTAATGGAAATCAAGGAAATCAAGGCGATGGTCAGCAATCCGGTATGGCTCAAGGTGGAACAGCTCCTGCAGGAGCGAATCCTCAAGACGCAACGGGCGTTGGAGGTGGCAACATCGGAGTTGGAGGTGTACCGCAACCAGGGGAAGCTAGCTTCTCTAAGAGAACTAACGGCACTACGGGAGCAACTTAAGACAATTAAATGACAACATATCCTGCAACCAATTTACAATTAACATATAATAATGATACAGATAAATGGAATTATACTGAAGTAGCATATGAGTATGGGGATATACCTCCTCCAAATTGGTCTGGATATACAGGAGAAGACCCTGCTTTTGAATATGCTTCGGATGTTTCTACCCAACCCCCACCAACTACAGACCCATGTCCACCTGGATATATTTATGATGAAACATTAAAGCAATGTATAACTGACCCTAATTATCAAGCACCGGCTTATGCAAGAGAACCTGAAAAAAGTGAATATGAAAAAAGGCAAGAGGCAGAAAATATATTACATATACCATCTAATGAAACAAAAGAAAATTGGATTGCAAATGCTGATACAGTAATTACAAGTGGAGAAGGTGCGGGAAAAACAGGTTTGCAAAATTATTTAGATAACTTGAATGACAGAGGTTTTACTAAAGTAGTGGATGGTAAAATAATTTTTGTAAAAAATCCAACAAAGCATCCTATTGCACAAGGAATAGCTAATATATTAGGCCATGAAGAAAAAACAAATAAAATGATACAAGATTTACAACGTATGGGAGCAATAGATGCTCAAGTATCTTCTACAGGAATAGATAAAGAATTATCAGAATTAACAGGAAAAGATGAGTTAGGTATTGATTTTGCTCCAGAAATGATATTAAGTGATACAGCATTTACATTTCCTACTTATAATTATAAACCTGGAACTGAGGCAACAGGTTGGCGTCCAGGAGATTATACAGGATTTACTACTCCTACTACTTATAGTGGGCCTGTTAATCAATATGTTAAAAAAGGTGATACTTTTAAAACTTGGGAAGATTATATTAATGTTATTACACAAACACCTACAATTACAGGATTTCAAGAAGTTAAAAAAACTATAGTACCAACAATATCAGGCCCTAAAGATTATCCTTGGGCAGGAAGTCCTGGTACAACTGTACCAAAACCACAAGCATCTCCTACTATATTAGCAGAAGAAAGAAACCAAGAAATACATAATGAAAAATTAGAACAAGCTAAATTAGATACTAATATTAAACGAGAACAATTTAGAGAACAAAAAGATAAATATAAAGAAGAAAAAGAAAGACAGCAACGACAGGAACGAGTTGAAAAACGTCAAGAACAAAAAAAGGAAGGTACAGGCGGTAGTTTTGGTAGAGATGAAGATAGAAAACCAGAACCACAAAAAAAAGAACGAAAAACCGGACAAGGTGGAGCACCAATATGGAGACTATAAATAGGAGGAAAATATGGCAATAATGGAAAATCCAAATGTTCCTATGGGAGCACAACCTCCTACAGGACAACTAATGGGTGCAGCAGCACCTATAGAAGCAGATGATGCAGTATTAGATATGCATCTTACAGAAGACGTAAAACGAGCATTGCAGGCAAAGGGAATAGATATTAGTCAAGTAGCTGATAGAGGCCCCAAAGAACCTGTAATAGTAATACCAGTTTCAATAATTATGAGTAGATATCCCGGTCAAACACCAGAGGAATCTATGCAACAATTTGTACAGGATATGACAGCTAATGCTGCTCCTCCTGCTACAGAACAACCAGTTTCTGCACCTGTAGAGGTTGCAGAAGCTCCTGTATCACCGCCTGGTGGTTTAGGAGCCCCAACAGAAATGAACAGGCCACCTATGACAGCTTAGTCATAGCCCCTATGCGACTCTAGGGCCACCTGTTTTTTCCAACAGCACCCAATTTAGGAGAATAAAATGGAAGAAAAAAAAGAAGAGATTCAAGAGGAATCTCAAACAGAGGCTCTTCTCGAGCCTAGACCTTATAAGCGTAAAGCCGATAAGGAAACAGACGATACAGCTACCGCTTCAGAGGACACTGCTACAGAAAATGCAGCTACTCCCGAAGAACGCCCTGTAAATGCTGAAGAGAAGGTGTTTAAGAAACGTTATGATGACCTTAAACGCCATTACGATTCTACACTTAGTAAACACAAAGATGAAGTTTCACGGATTAAAACTCAATTAGAGGAAAAGACTGAAAGCTTTAAATTACCTAAGAGTAAAGAGGAAATTGATGCTTGGAGACAAAAATATCCTGATGTGTATGATGTTATATCAACTATAGCCCATACAAAAGCGGATGAAAAATCTAAGCAAGTGCAAACCAAAATGAAAGATTTAGAAACTGCTCAAGCTAATGTCGCTAAAGATAAAGCAGAAGTGGAGTTATCAAAACTTCATCCTGATTTTAATGATATTAGAGCAGATGATAAATTTCATGAATGGGTAGCAACTCAAGATTCTACTATTCAAGGGTGGTTATATGATAATACTTCTAATGCTAAATTAGCAGCTCGTGCTATTGATTTGTATAAAATGGATGCAGGAACATCTAAAAAGGCAAAAGTTGATAAAACAGAAGCATCAAAATCAGTTACTTCTACTTCTAAACGAGATATTGAATCTGGAGAAAAAAAGATTTGGAGTGTTAGTGAAATAGCAAGTTTAAAACCTCAACAATATGTAAAATTGGAAAAGGAAATTGATTTAGCTAGACATGAAGGTAGAATTCGTAGTTAATCTTAACAGTCTATAGGAGGACTAATACTATGGCAGTAGCAAAAGGTGCCGGCTATACTAACTTACCTTCGGGTAATTGGTTACCGGTAATATACAGCCAGAAAGTCCAAAAGTTCTTTAGAACTGCATCAGTCGTAGAAGATATTACTAATACTGACTATGCAGGTGAGATTGAAAATTTCGGAGATACTGTCAACATTATTAAAGAGCCAACAATTAGTGTAAACTCTTACGTTAGAGGTGGACATATTGCTATTCAAAATTTAGCAGATGACCAACTTCAACTCGTAGTAGACCAAGCTAATGCGTTTGCTTTTAAAGTTGATGACATTGAAGAAAGACAGTCTCATGTGAACTGGGAGTCTTTGGCTACATCTTCTGGAGCATATGCTCTAAAAGATTCTTATGACGCAAACGTCATCGCAGCTATGGTTTCTGGTGCAGGTACAACTGTAGGTTCAGACGGCTCAGGAACAGATACCGGATTCGGTACATCTGAAACTGACCCTTTGAATATTATGGCTAACTGTGCTAAGAGACTACATGGTGGTGACGTTCCAACTGAAAATAGATGGTTCCTAGGTTCACCTGAATGGTATGAGCAGCTTGCTCAAGCTTCAGCGAAACTTATGGATGCATCTGTTACTGGCGATGCTAAATCTGAATTAAGAAATGGCAGAGTCACAGATGGGCAAATTCAAGGCTTCAAATGTTATATGACGAATAACTTTGCAGCTTCAACAACATCTAACTATTATAAAGTTTTATGGGGACATATGAGTTCTACAGCAACTGCTAACGCAATTGCAAAAACAGAAG